GGCTTAGAAGACACCGAATACGGCGAACCCACGGGAATTGCCCTGCCGTATGTAATCAGCATCGACAAATCCAGCCGAAAAGTGCTCTCTATCCGCAGAAACTGGTATGAAAACGACCCGGTTAAGATGAAACGGGAGCATTTTGTCCACTATCAGTACCTTCCGGGGTTGGGCTTCTACGGATTCGGCCTGATTCACATGATTGGTGGGCTGGCGAAATCGGCAACGAGCGTTTTACGCCAGTTGGTGGACGCAGGGACGCTTTCAAACCTGCCCGGTGGCCTTAAATCCCGCGGATTACGCATAAAAGGCGACGATACGCCGATTATGCCGGGTGAATTCAGGGATGTGGACGTTCCCGGCGGTGCAATCCGCGACAACATCACGTTTTTGCCTTACAAAGAGCCTAGTAACGTCCTATATCAGCTTTTAGGCGATATCGTCACCGAAGGCAGGCGTTTTGCCTCTGCTGGTGACGTAAAAGCGGCGGATATGAACGCCGAAGCGCCTGTAGGCACCACTTTAGCCATTTTAGAACGATCCATGAAGGTGATGAGCGCGGTTCAGGCGCGACTTCATGCCTCCATGCGGAAGGAATTGCGGATTCTGTCAGGAATAGTGCGTGATTTCGGTCCCTCGGAGTATCCCTACGATGCTGCCGATGGCGAACTGACACAGGAAGACTTCGATGACCGGGTGGACATCATTCCGGTCAGTGACCCCAACGCAGGGACGATGGCGCAACGGATTATGCAGTATCAGGCTGCACTTCAGTTAGCTGCACAGGCACCGCAAATGTACGATATGCCGTTACTGCACCGTCAGATGCTGGAAGTGCTGGGTATCAGGGAGGCAGATAAGATTGTGCCGCTTGAGGATGAGGTCGAGATTGCCGATCCGGTCTCTGAGAACATGAACATCATCAACGGTGAGCCAGTCAAGGCATTTATTTATCAGGACCACGAAGCACATATCCAGACCCATGTGGCGCTGATCCAAGACCCGAAGGTGATGGAGATCATGTCGCAAAGCCCCACTGCCAAATCAGCAGAGGCGGCGATGGCGGCACATATTTCAGAACACGTTGCGTTTGCGTATCGGGCGAAGATTGAGAAAGAACTTGGTGTGGAGCTTCCTGCTCCCGGCGATCATCTTCCAGAAGACATAGAACTGAGGTTATCACGGCTCGTTGCCCCTGCTGCGGCACAATTAACGGGCAAGGATCAGCGCGAAGCCGAGATGCAGAAGAAGATGGAAGAAGCTGAAGACCCGATTATCCAGATGCAACAACAGGAATTGCAGATCAAGCAACAACAGGCGCAGGCTAAAGCGCAAACAGATATGGCGAAGATTCAGGCTGATCTCAAGAAGGCAGCAGATAAATCTGACCTTGAGCGGGACAAGATGGAGCAACATGAGCGTCTGGAAGGGGCGAAACTTGGGGTCAAGATTGCCGCTGAAAATAGCCGCGAACAACTTGAGTCTAAAAAAATTGCTAGTAAAGAGCAGGTTGAGGGTGCTAAATTAGGCAAAGAGATAGCAAAAGACCTGATGAACGACAAGAATTCCGATGGATGAACTAGATTTATTGAGGGATAAGTACCGTGGAATGATGAATGAAATGAGCGACCATCTGAGTACAGGGGGTTGTAAGGAGTTTTCAGAATACACGCGCTGTTGCGGGATCATTGAAGGTCTCGCAATGGCAGAAAGGGAATTGCTCGATCTTAAAAAGAAGATTGAGGAAGCATAACGTCGCGTCAGGCGGCGCAGGTGACTCTGGACACCCATTTCCAGTGCAAGGAAGAAACTAATGCCTGAGTCATTAGCAGTAGTAAAAAACGAGCCGGAAGAGGAGAAGGTCGAAGAAATTGAGATCGACGAATCAGAAGCTCGCAAAGCAAGTCAGATGCCGAAGCCGAAAGGCTACAAGATACTGATTGCTCTACCTGAACCTGATGAGAAAACGGATGGCGGAATCATTAAAGCAAGTCAGACAATATACGCCGAAGAGGTGGGGAGTATTGTCGGCTTCGTTCTGGACATGGGGCCGGACGCATACGCCAATCATGGTCGTTTTCCCACAGGCCCGTTCTGCAAGAAGGGGGATTGGATCGTGATGCGCTCATATTCAGGCACACGATTCTTGGTTCATGGTAGAGAGTTCCGTTTAATCAATGATGACAGCGTGGAAGCTGTGGTCGAAGACCCACGGGGTATCGTAAAGGTATGAGCGAAACAACAGAAAACGTCACAGGTACAACAGAATCTGTAGATGCACCAACGTCGGCTGAAGACAAGTTCTTCGGTGTCAAGACGCAAATTGCCAGAAGCAAGAATAAAAAGGAACCCTCTGTTGAGGAGGCTCCTGTTGAACAGAATGATTTCGATCTGGAAATCATAGATGATAAACCTCCCAAGCAGTCTGCAAATGACGGGGGAACTGATGATGAGTTAGCTGGTTACAGCAAAACCGTCAGAAAGCGTCTGGATAAGGCCACTTTCAAAAGACGGGAGGCAGAGCGTCTTGCAGATGAAGCGGTCAAAACTACTCAGCAGTTACACGCTGAAAACCAGCAACTCAAGGCGAAAACCCGTGAGCAGCAGGCGTTGCTTGATCGTGGTGAGACTGTGCTGGTCTCGCAGATCAAAGAGAAAGCATCGTTAGCAGCAGATAAGGCGAAGGCTGAGTATCGCAAGGCTTATGAGGAAGGTAATACGGATGCTATTGTAGCCTCACAGGAGCAAATGATTGAGGCGCAGGCTCGTAAGCTGGAAGCGCAGCGATGGGAAAATCAATTACCGCCTCAACCTACTCAAGAGCAGCAGCAACAGGCTGCTTATCAGCAACAGGTGCAGCAACCTGTAGCCCCGCAGATACCGGAGCCTGAACCGAAGGCAAAGGAGTGGGGGGATAAAAACTCATGGTTCGGTGATGAAGCCCATAAGGGTATGACGGCATACGCTTATGCGCTCCATGAAGAAGCGATAAAGGACAATGGGCTTTCGCCTAATTCAGATCAATACTTTGAGTATATTGACAAGAATATGCGGAGTCGGTTTAATGATTATGCTTGGCCGGAAAACGTATCGGGAGATACGAGCGGTGGTGGACAAACCGCGACTTCGACTGCCAAGCAAGCCTCTTCGGTGGTTGCTCCTTCCGCAAGGAATAATGGAGCCAAGCCCCGCAAAGTGAAGTTAACGTCCACCCAAGTTGCACTCGCTAAACGACTGGGGTTAACGAACCAACAGTATGCCAATCAGGTCATCAAGGAGATGTCAAATGGCTGACTATGAGCGCACTCCGAGGTCTCAAGAGACTCGTGTAGAAGATGTCAGACCCCAAGATGATTCTTGGGTTCCGTCTTCAATTTTGCCAGTTCCAGATCCGCAGGACGGATGGGTTTTCCGTTGGATAAGAACCAGTATTATGGGTCAATCGGATAATCCAAACGTGTCAAAGAAATTCAGAGATGGTTGGGTTCCGGTTAAAGTGGAAGATCATCCAGAACTGAAAACTTTGTCAGATATCAATTCTCAGTTTAAGGGGAATATCGAGCAGGGTGGACTGCTTTTGTGTAAGGCTCCCAAAGAAAAAATGGATGCCAGAAATGCACATTATCAGGAAATAGCAAAACAGCAGATGGAGTCTGTAGACAGCAACTACATGAGAGAAAACGATCCGCGTATGCCACTATTGAGACCGGAGAAAAGTACGCGCACGACCTTTGGCAAAGGCTAATTCTCTTTTGAAATAGCCTTTTTTCTTCAACAGTAGCGTAGGAGAAATTCAAATGGCTACTTCTGCAACTCCAAATGGTGCAGAACCTGTTGGTACTTGTAGTGCAAGCGGTTCCTTTTCTGGAAAAGTTGTACATATCAAGATTGCCAGCGCGTATGGCACCGCAATATTTTATGGGGATTTTGTGAAGCTGGTTACAGCCGGGACGGTTGAACTGGACAGTGGAACCTCTTCACTCACCTCCATAGGTATTTTCATGGGCTGTAAGTACACCGATTCAAGCACATCTCAGATGACCTTCAATCAGACTTGGCCTGCTTCTATGGCAGCGTCCGACGCGATGGCGTATGTTTTGATTGATCCTGATGTCCTGTTCAAGATGCAGGGAGATGGTTCTATTGCTCAGACCGGACTCGGCGCGAACTTTTCTGTCATTCAGACAGCGGGTTCAACCA